CGTGTCATGGCATGGATTGAACACCATTGCGTCGTGCCGCGTGGCTTTGGCGCGCGCGAGCCGATGCGCCTGGCGAAGTTTCAGCGAGACATTATTCGCACTGCATTTTCGGATCCGGTGGTGCGTTCCACGTTGGTGAGTATCGCGCGCGGTAATGGCAAGTCCGGTTTGGCTGCTGCTATCGCGTTGTGGGGTTTGTTTGACGCGGACGATCCCGAGGTGCTTTTGGTGGCAAGTGACGAGCGCACTGCGCTGCGTCTGCTTGACACTTGTCGGCGCATGGTGGAGTTGAATCCGGAACTTGACGACAGGATCGTGCAATATCAAGACAGGCTTGTGTGTCCGTCGTCTGGTGGCGTGCTGCGTGCTTTGCCGAGTAAGGAATCCGCTTTGCATGGGTGGAATCCGTCGCTGCTGATTTTGGATGAATTGCACTTGGCGACTGAGGAAGTGTGGACGGCTTGCCAGACGGCTGCGGGCAAACGCGCGACGTCGAGCCTGCTGGCGATTAGCACGCCTGCCAGTGGACGTGATTCGGTGATGTTTCGACTGGTGGAGGCGGGCCGCGTTGGCGCGGATCCGTCGCTGCGACTCATTGAACACGCGGCCCCTGCTGGCTGTGCCCTTGACGATGAGCAGGCGTGGCGGATCGCTAATCCGGCGATTGACGCGGGTTTTCTGGCCGCTGATGGGATTCGCTCATCACTGATCACGACGCGGCCTGCACAGTTTCGACGGCTGCGTCTTGGCCAGTGGGCTGATCACGACGAGCAGTGGATTGGTTTTGAGCAGTGGATGCGCCTGCAGGACGATTCGCTGGCACTTGTGGAGGGACAGCAAATTGTCTTGGGTTGGGATGGATCTGTCCGCAACGATCAGTCTGTCATGACGGCGTGCACAGTCGTCGAGCCTGGCCAACCAAATTTCGTCACTGTCGTCGCATCGTGGGCGCGCGATAAGCACGATCCGAATTGGCAAGTGCCGCGCGACGAAGTTGACGCGGTGCTGCGGGAAACGATGGGCCGCTATGACGTTGAAGCGTTGATTGCGGATCCGTATTTCTGGCAGGCCGAGTTGCAGCGCTGGCACGCCGAGTTTGGAAACGTGATCGAATTTCCAACGGCGTCGCCGCAGCGCATGGCAAAGGCGGCTGACACGTTTTACGCGGCCGTGACTGGCGAAATGATCCGCCACGACGGCAACGAAACTTTGGCATTGCATGTCGCTAACGCGACGACACGGGAAACGCCGCACGGCGCTGTTCCTGTGAAGCACGCTAAGGGAAGTGCTCTGAAAATTGATGCACTAATTAGCGCAATTCTCGCGCACCAATACGCCGTGCAAATTTCCAACAAACCGAAACGACTCCCAACCTTTGGAGGATTGATCGCCGTATGAGAACACCGGAACAGATGCGCGAGTATCTGACACAAAAATTATTGCTGCAGCACAACGACATGGTGACAGCAAACCGCTACTACACGAACACGCAGCCGCTGCAGTTTATGGATCCCGACGTGGCTCGCGTCTTGCAGAACAGAATCAAAGCTCTGAGCGTGAACTATGCACGGCTCGTCGTGGACGTACTGGAATCACGGCTGCAAGTCGTGGGATTCAGTACGTCGCCAGGATCCGTTTCCGACGCCGCACTGTGGAATATCTGGCAGGCCAACGATCTTGACGAGCAAAGCCAGCAGGCGCATTTGGATGCGCTGATCTATGGCCGCGCGTTTTTCTTGGCATGGGTGGGCGCTGATGGACGCGCACAAATCAGTGCCGAGTCACCGTTGCAGTGCTCCATTCATCGGGATCCGGCAACGCGCAAAACGATCGGCGCTATCAAACGCTGGCTTGACGACGATGGGCGCACGCACGCGCTGCTGTTCACGCGCGACGTCGTTGTGGAGTATCTGAGCCGCAGCCGGACAGACACGACGATATTTCCTAACCCGCGTCCAGATTCATTCATTGACGATGCCTACGACGAAGTGTCACGCCAGCGCAATCCTTTGGGCGTTGTGCCAATGGTGGCGTTGGTGAATCGTCCACGCCTGGAAATGCCGGACGGAGAATCGGAACTGACAGACGTCATGCCGCTAGTGGATGCGATCGCGAAACTGTCCACGGATCTCATGGTGGCTGCCGAATACAGCGCGTCACCTCGACGTTGGGTGACAGGCGTTGCCCCCGACATGCAGTTGTCCACGGAACAGGCCAACAATCTCGCATTGAAAATTGAGCAGGTGTGGGAGAAGGCACACGCAAGCCGTTTCCTGATCGCCCCAAATGACAAGACGGAATTTGGCCAGTTTGATGTCGCGAGCCTGAACAACTACCAGGGCGCGATTCAACTTCTCACGGCACAGATCGCGGCACTGGCTGCATTGCCGCCGTCGTATTTGTCGCTGCTCAACAGTCAGCCGACAAGTGCCGATGCCATCCGATCCAGCGAAGCACGCCTGACGGCTAAGGCCGTCAAGCGCCAGCGCGACTGGAGTGGCGCCTATGAGCAACTGATGCGCATTGCGTCCACTATCGAAAACGGCAGGCCAGATCCGTCGCTGCAGGACATGCAAACGATGTGGCGCTCTGCTGAGCCGTCCACGATCGCTCAGACGGCTGATGCCGAGTCGAAATTGTTTGCCGCAGGGATCATTGATCAGCGTGCGGCATTGACGGAATTGGGCTACGCGCCACAAGACGTCCAAAGAATCGAAAACGCGACAACTGGAGCACCCAATGCCTGACGAGCCATTAGAAGCCACAGATACGCCACAGGCGCCCAATGAAGCGTCTGTGGAGGCCGAATCATTGGAACCTGAACAGGAAACCTATTCGGCGGAATATGTCCGCGAATTGCGCGCAGAATCGGCCGCGCGTCGTGTCAAGGCTCGAAAAATTGACGACGCGAATGATCGGCTGCTGCGTGCCTACGCCGCGACGGATGGGCGCCTAGTGGATCCTGGCGAATTAGTCATGACTGACGCGTTACTTGACGACGATGGGCTAATAGATCCCGCAAAAGTCACGGACGCAATTGGGGAACTACTGCAAGCCAAGCCATATTTGGCGAGTCTGCGAAACGTTCAACCAATCGCGCAAGGCGTCACGACGACGCCACCGCAGCCGCAAGGCTTATTCGATCTAATTCGTGAACGGCTATGACAGTGACGGTGGTGGCCGCCAATGAAGCGGCCACCATGCAGTCACTACTCGGTGCGAATTTGTGCAACAATAGGACACGGCTAGAGGCCACGAATATCGCAAGCGATTGACGCGCTGCGAACCGATTACACAAGAAACGGAGTGGCCTCTCATGGCTTCATCAACAACGATCACCAATAGCACTTTGACTCAGGATCAAGTCGAATCCATCCTGATCATGCCGCTGCAACAGGCCAGCACTTACCTGTCGCAGGGCTTCCCCACGTTCACAAGCAACGGTGAACCAATCAAAATTCCGTCGCTGTCCAGTCTTGGCACAGCAACTTTCGTCGCGCAAGGATCAGCGATCCCAGAAGTCGCCGCGAGCACTTCCGAGATTGAGCTGCTGCCAACCACTGTGCAGGCGTCAAAGATCATTGCGCGTATGTCCAATGAACTGGTGCGCCAGTCCGTTGTCGCAGTTGAGTCTGCGTTCAGCATGAAACTTGTTCGCGACGTTTCCGATTTGCTCGACGCTTCGCTGTGGAATGGCGACGGCACAAACGGCGCCCCAACAGGCATGACGAATTTCGCCAACAACGTGAACGCGGGAACTGTCGCCGGAACCGCAATCGTCAGTGACGATCTTTACGACATGCACGAATTGGCGATGGAAAAGAATCTGGCCGACGATGCACTGCGTTGGGCAATGTCTCCCGCCACTTTCACAATTCTGCGGAAACTCGCAGACAACTACGGACAACGGATCCTGCAGCCGTCCCTCGCCGCTGGCGCTCCAGCCACGCTGCTCGGGCGTCCCTATGTCGTAACGAACAACGTCCCCGACACGGATCTGCTGCTGTTCGATCGCTCGCAGATCGCCGTCGGCATGGATCAGCGGGCGTCTGTCACGTTGCTGACAGAAACCTACGGAAACTACGACGAAGTGGCTGTGCGCGTTGTCGCCCGATATGACACGGCGAAAATGAACGCAGACGCAGTAGTGCAGTTGCACGTTTCCTAAGGCTTGCCGCGTCACAACGGCAAGGCCAGGCACGACACCTGGCTCTCCTAGATGGATGGACGGCCCTAGGCAGGCTCCTTGACGCAAGTCATGGCCTAGGGCCGTTTCCGTTGTCCAGGCGCGGCCTGTCCATTTGCGAAAGCGTCGGCTGCTGTCTGCAGAATCACGGCAACGATGAAACTGTCTGCTTCTCTAAGGGACTCTGTGGCAAGTGGCCATTCCCGAAAGGATCCGTCTTGCAGTCGCTCGGGGCGAATCAGTTTGATCAGTGAGTTGTCGAAAAGGACAGTCAGATAGTCAGCAAACTGGACGCCTGGCGGAATATCAGGGCTGCGCAGCAGAACGCCTTTCAGGGGGGAGTTATTCGCTTTTTCATTCTCACGAAACACCGATGCTTCACCGATGCCAGGCCAGTTCAGCGCTTGCAGCCAAATGGACGCGAGAATCTCCTGCACGCGGGAGAACTCCTGCTGCTGCACAGTCAGGTAGCCCCGATTCCAAAGCCATTTCCGCAACACGCCAAAAGGCTACTGGGTGTGTCTATTCACTAGTCGTCAAGACGACGTGATACTTTTTGCACCATGGGAAAAGGGAAGCCACGCGCAGCGATTTATGCGCGAATTAGTGATGCCAGGGACGGAGACACTGCTGGCGTTGATCGGCAATTAGAGGACTGCCGAAAGCAGTGCCAGGAAAAGGGCTACGACGTCGTGGCCGAATTGGTGGACAACAATCGGAGCGCCTTCAAGCCTGGCGGAAGGCGGCCGAAATACGACGCCATGATGCAGGCCGTCGCTGCGGATCACCTTGACGTGATCGTCTGTTATTCGGCGGATCGGCTGTACCGCCAACTTCGAGATTTGGAAACTCTGGCTGATCTGCTGAAACGGCATGGCGTCAGGGTTGATGCGCTCATGTCTGGCCAGGTGGATCTCTCCACTGCTGATGGACAGATGCAAGCGGGATTGCTTGCGGTAGTCGCAAAGCACGAAAGCCAAAAGCGCGGTGAGCGTGTTGCGCGCGCTGCTCGACAGCGATCTGAGTCCGGACGGTTCAACGGCGGAGTGCGTCGCTTTGGCTACAACGCCACCATGACGGAACTGGTTCCAGTGGAGGCCGATGCGATCCGTTCGGCCTATGAGTCTGTGGCTGCTGGTGAATCGGTGCGCAGTGTGTGGAAACGGTGGACGGAGCAGGGATTGCGTGGCGCGGCAGGCGGGAAGATTCAGCCGAGCCAGATCACGACGCTGCTGCGTAAGCCGCACCATGCGGGCTTGGCCAGTTACAAGGGCGAAGTCTTGGCGGGCAAGTGCCAGGCGCCAGCGATCGTGGACGTCGAGTTGTGGCAGACAGTCCAGGCGGTGCTGTCGGATCCGGCGCGCGTGACAGCGCCAAAGGGACGGCCCGCGAAAGCGCTCATGGCGGGACTTATGACGTGCGGAGTGTGCGGCGAGAAAACGTACCGCCATATTCGCGGTAATGATCGGGAGAGAAACGCCTACGCCTGCCACGGCAACAAATGCACGACGCGCAGTGGACGACTTGTGGATGAATTTGTGGATGCTGTTTTGTCTGAGTGGCTTGCCGCTAATGGTGAGCGAATTTCGCGGCCTGTTCCACGCAAGCGCGCACCGAAAACGGATCCCGCTGTCCAGGCGCAATCCTTGCGGCAGAAGTTGGACGATTTGGCGCTGCTATTGGCTGCTGGAGATTTGGGTGCGGCCGATTATGCGCGGGCGACGAAGGAAGTCCGTGCACGCCTGGACGCGCTGGAATCGCAGATCGTGGATGAGCAGGGGCTTCCCAATGTCAGACGATTGGCCGACAATCGGGACGTGCGCAAGACGTGGATGGAACTGCCGACAGAAAGTAAGCGGGCCGTCATTTCGGAATTGCTGGAGTCTGGAGCTTTGAAGCGAATCACCCTGGAGCCTGTCGGCGCTAAGCGCGACGGCAACCCTGGCGTCAAATTCACTTGGGGGAAGAAATGACGAGATATGAGCCGCTAGTCCGCACGTTGGAGGATGGGACGCAGTACGAGTATTACGGGGCGGCGCACGCGGCCCGCCAGGCTGACGCCAAAGCGGCCGTGGAATCACTGCAGGATCCCGATGCGGCGATCGTTTTGCGAGTCCGTGAAACGGACTCTGACGTTGTTCGCGTTTATCGGACTACGGCTGCGGATTTGGAACTTCTCCACGTTGTGTGGATTCGCCCTGCAAGACGTATCACTCCTGATCTGCGCGGAATAAATGATGCTCAAGATCGAGTTGGCGACGCACAAATAACGAATGGAAATGAGCCGCTATGGGATCCCCTGGACGCTCCTGACGATCGCGATTTGGAAGTGTCTAGCCGTTCCGGAATCGTCCGGATTGATCGTTTCGCTCTAATTGAAGCGCTGTCGCGCGGCCTTCAATCGGTGCAACTTGCCGACGTGTCGCTCCGCTACTAGTTCTCACACTTCTGTCGTACACTTGGCACTGTTCCCCTGGCGCTAAGCGCGAGAACGTCCGAGTTGGTCGCCGGACACTTCAACAAATGGAGTGTCTGTCGTGCTCGAATTTACTTCCGATCTGTCGGCTGCCGTTTTGGCAGAACTAGCCGATGCCCCCGAAATTGATGCAGATCTAGGCCGTCGTCTTGGCGTGCTCATATTTGGGACTGACTCATGAGTCGCTGGGCAACGCTTGAAGCAGCGTGCGTTCAATGCAAGAAGGTGCTGCGTGAGAATGGCGTTTCGTACTGCCGTAACTGCCTGGACGCTGTTGCTGCAACGATTCTGGACGCGTCCAGATCGCCCATCACTTGCGACTTGCGGTGTCGAACTGTCGGCCTTGAACTGCTCGCCACTGGCGGCTTCGTCTGCTGCGAGGGTGAAGTTACTTGAGTTTTTACGACTACGACGATGACAGCGCGGCCTGGTGCAACGTCCACGCAGTGACGCGAAAGCGTTGCGGCTGTAAACCTCACTTGAGTATTGAGGCAGAAGCAGAAGAATGGGCTGGCCAAGCCCTCTACGGGCCAAAACTGGCTAACTTGCCGCAACCTAGTCCGCTGATTGAAGGCACGCTCGATCAACGAACCGTTGCCATGCTGAGCGCACCCTGGGGCGTTGGCAAGACGTTTCTGGCTCTTGATTGGGCACTGTGTGTTGCGAGCGGTAAACCCTGGCAGGGGCGTGCGATAGGGCAGATTCGACGAAAGGACGACGACGACAGCGAGGAATACCTCTCTTACCCGAGCGCCCTGTATGTGGCC